CCGCGGAAGAGGACGTTCTCAAGAGCCTGCCGGAGTCGATCCGCAAGCGCCTTGAGGAGTCGGAAGCGGTGGCAAAGGCTGCACAGGCCGAGATCACCAAGATGCGCGACGAAAGCGAGCGTGCCGAGGCGATTGCCAAGGCGAAAGAACTGAAGGTTGGCGACCCGGACGTCGTTGGGCCGCTTCTCCTTCGCGTTGCCAAGGGAATGTCGACGATTGAAGACGCCGCTGCGCTGACCGCCCTGCTCAAGGGCGCTGGCGAGGTGGCCGACCAGTCGGCGCTGTTCAAGTCGGTGGGAAGCGATGCCGCGGTCGATGGCGAGCCGGAAGAGCTTCTCAAGGCCAAGGCAGCAGAGATTCAGAAGGTCAACACCGGCATGACCTTTGAGCAGGCGTACGTCAAGGCGATGGAAGAGAACCCCTCTCTGTACAACGCCTACGTTTCCAAGTCCAAGCGCCGGGCAGCGTAAGCAACCCTTTTCTTCGTAGGAGTTATATCCATGGCTTTCGACAATTTTGTCCAGTCGGTCTCGCTGCCTGCCGCTGCTGATCTTTCTGCCGCGCAGTTCAAGCTCCTGACCGTTAACAGCAGCGGTAACGCCGCTCTCGCTGGTGCCACCTCGCTGGTGGTCGGTGTCCTCCAGAACAAGCCCGATGCGGCTGGCAAGGCGGCGACCGTCGCTTACGCCGGTGTCAGCAAGGTGGTGGCTGGTGGTTCGATCACTGCCGGTGCGCGTGTGACCGCTGATGCCAACGGCGCTGCCGTTGCGGCGGCTTCTGCGGGTGATGCGGTTCTCGGAGTGGCGCTTGCAACCGCCTCCTCCGGCGACCTGATCCCTGTCCTCATCAACCCGTATCCGTTCGCGGCCCTCGCGTAACGTCTTTCGAATAGGAGCTACACAATGAATCCGACCCCGGGTGACGTGCATGTCAACCAGCCGCTGACGAACATCAGCATCGCGTTCCTCCAGAACGCGTCCAACTTCGTGGCTACGCGGGTGTTTCCGAACATCCCGGTTGCGAAGCAGTCCGACCGTTACTACACCTACGAGCGTGGCGACTTCAACCGCGACGAGATGCAGCTTCGTGCCCCCGGCACGGAGTCCTCGGGCGGTGGCTATCGCCTCGACAACACCCCGACGTACTTCGCCAACCGCTACTCCTTCCACAAGGACATCCCGGACGAAGTGCGTTCGAACGCCGATGCGGTCCTGAATCCGGATCGTGAGGCGACGCAGTATGTGACCCACAAGGCGCTCATCAAGCGCGAGAAGCTCTTTGTGTCGAGCTTCTTCGCGCAGAGCGTGTGGGCGAACGACTACGAGGGTGTCTCGGGTGCGCCGTCCTCTGGTCAGGTCAAGCAGTGGAATGACGCTGCCTCGACCCCGATTGAGGACATCCGTGGTGCCAAGCGTGCGATTGCCCAGTCGACCGGCTACGAGCCGAACAAGCTCGTGGTGGGCCGCGCTGTGTACGACGCGCTCCTCGACCACCCCGACATCATTGACCGCATCAAGTACGGTCAGGCCGGTGTCGGTTCGCCCGCGATGGCTGGCAGCGACACCCTCGCCCGCCTGTTCAACGTGGACGAAGTGCTGGTCATGAACGCCGTGGAGAACACCGCGAAGGAAGGCCAGTCGGCCTCGCACTCCTTCATCGGTGGCAAGGCTGCGCTGCTCGTGCACGCCGCGACCTCCCCGGGTCTCATGACGCCGACCGCTGGTTACACGTTCTCGTGGACCGGTCTCCTCGGCTCGGGCGCTGACGGCAACCGCATCAAGTCGTTCCGCATGGAGCAGATCGGCTGTGACCGCGTTGAGATCGACATGAGCTTCGACCAGAAGCTGGTGTCGGCTGATCTCGGCGCGTTCTGGCGCACGGTCGTCGCCTAACTGGGTTGGGGCGGGTGGCGTGTATGCGCTACCCGCCCCGCCTTGCCCTTTAACACCCGTCGTAGGAAAGCCATGACACAGCGACGCCCGTTCTCACTAGACAGCAGTTATAAGGCCGGTCGCCCGTTCGTGATGAACGGCGTGACGTACAACTTCGATGATCCGGTCAGCGTACAAGGCATTGAGCCTCGGCGACTGCGCCAGATGTACGACGCCCGCATGATCGAAGTTACCGACGAGGTCGCAAGCGCCAAGCCTGCGGCCCCGGTCATCAAGGTGAAACCGTCGGCTGCGCCACCCGTTGAGGTGACGCCGGTCGTGGACGAGGCTCGTGGCCCAGCGCTTCGGCATAAGGGTTTCGGGCGTTTCGAAGTGATTGATGCGGCTGGCAAAGTCCTCGCTGGTCCGCTCCCCAAGGAGCAGGCAGAGCGGGAATTGGCGCGAATGACGTGAGGTGAGATATGGCGTTGACCGTTGAGGACGGAACTGGATTGTCTAATGCGGACGCCTACATCTCGCTCGCCGAGTTTAAGACGTTCGCCAGCAATCGCAATTACCGCTGGGAGGACTACGAGGACTTCCAGATTGAGGCGTCGATTCGTCTGGCCTGTGGCTGGGTCGACACCTATAACCGCTATAAAGGCCAGCGGCTCAAGTCCACGCAGGCGCTGGAGTTTCCGCGTGCCGACCTGACCGACTGGTCCGACTACGAGGTCGCAGGCGTACCTGCCCGCGTGAAGCAGGCGTGCGCCGAACTGGCCTTCAAAGGGCTGACCGAGGCGCTGTACGTCGATGAGGCTCGCGGCGGCATGGTCGCAAGCGAGAGCGTTGGCCCTATCTCCGTGACGTATGCCGACAACGCGCCTACCGGCAAGGTGTGGACGTTCGCGCAGAACCTGCTCAAGCAGTACGTCCGTGATCCCAACAGCATCCTTGGGCCGCTCTGGACCGAACCGGGGATGCCCTCCCAGTTCCGTATCGGGATGAATGACCATCCCGAGGTGGACTTGAGTACGGAATAAGCCGTGTCGACCTACGCCGCCCAAGCGAACACCGCACACGCCCTGCTCACACGCAAGGGCGCAACGGTAACGTTTACCCGCAAGTCGGCAAGCGCGTTCAACCCCGTGACACAGACCGAGACCGCGGTATCAACCACCTTCAGCATGAAGGGGATTGCCCTGCCGCCCGGGAAGGATTCGGAGTTCGCGCTCGGGTCACTGGAGCGTCGGAACATTTTGGAGTTTCACCTTGCGCCGCGACTGGGCACGACGCCACAGCCGGGGGACAAGGTTCGGTGGGCTGGAAATGACTGGTCCGTGATCTGGGTGAGCGACCTGAACCCTGCGGGGGACGGCGCAGCCTACACAAAGTGCTATGCGGAGCGCTGACATGGGCAACGGTCGTGAGTTCAACCTGCAGCTGTCGAAGTGGGCATCCCAGTTCAAAGGGGACATGGACGCGCTTGCACGGCAGACCTGCCAAGAGATTGCAGTCAAGGTCGTGAAGGATACGCCGGTAGACACCGGCTTCCTGCGCTCGTCGTGGCAGCCGTCGATTGGCGCTCCCGCTACGTCCACCGGCGGCAATGCCGACACCAAGGTGTCTATCGTTGCAGCAAGCGTCAAAGCGGGTGACATTTTCTGGATGACAAACAACGCTGAATACGCTCCGTACGTCGAGTTCGGTACGCGCCGGATGCGCGGAAGATTCTTTGTCACGCGCAACGTCAAGCGAGCCAAGTCGGTCGTGACCAAGCTCATGAAGGAGTTGGGATGAGCGCCGCCACGTTCCACCAAAACCTCCGCTCCGCGGTGCGTGACCGGCTGCAGTCGCTGACCGGCCTGCCCGATGTTGCGTGGGAAGGACGCGAATTCACGCCTGTGAAGGGCGAGCCGTACGTGACCGAAAGCATTATCCCGGTGTCGTCCGATGTGATGGCGACGGGATTGGGCGGGTATATCGCTCACACCGTCACGGCAAACTTCACGCTTCACTACCCCGTGAATTCGGGAACCGTCGCTCTGGAAAGTCTCGCAGGGTCGATCATGCAGCACTTCCGGCCCGGAACCGTCGTGTCTTACAGCGGCACCGCCGCCACCGTACAACAGGTGGAGCGTGTCGGTTTGACACAGGAACCGGATTGGCTCAACGGCACAGTCATCGTGACGATGATTGGGCACACGATCAATTAACTTTTTTTGGTCCCGGCATCGGGACAACGACTAAAGGAGTCCCACAATGCCTCTGCAAAGTAACGTCAACGTCCGTGTGGTGTATGCCCCGGAGACCACTCTCGGTACGCAGTCGGCTGCCGCTGGCACCCAGCTGCGCCGTGTTTCCTCGTCGCTCGCGCTGACGAAGGAAGCCTTCACCTCCAACGAGGTTCGCCCCGACCAGCAGGTCTACGATATGCGCCACGGCGTGCGTCGTGTGGCGGGCAACATCCAAGGCGAGCTGTCGCGTACGTCGTACGACGACTTCTTCGCGGCAGCGCTGCGCGGCACGTGGGCCAGCAACAAGCTCAAGCCGGGGACCACGCAGACCTCCTTCACCATTGAGCAGGTCTACCCCGACATCGACGTCTCCGAGACGTTCGTTGGCTGCCGCATCAGCGATGTGGCGGTATCGATGCCGCCCAACGGAATGGCGACCGTCAACTTCGGCGTGCAGGGCATCAATATGTCTGGCACCTCGACCGCTGGGTCGCCGGTGTTTGTTTCGCCCACCGCTGCCGCTACGACCGGCCTGCTCTCCGGCGTCAACGGCTCGTTGACGATTCAGGGTACGGCCTCGGCCATCATCACGTCGCTGGACTTCACGATCCAGAACAACCTGTCCAGCACCCCGGTGGTGGGCAGCGTGACCGTGCCGGAGATCTTCTACGGTCGCTTCGTCGTAACCGGCACGATCTCGGCGTACTTCGAAAACCTCACGATGCTGAACTACTTCCTCAATGAGACTGAGATCGGCATCGAGGTCACGTTGAACGAGGCCGGTGGGAACGACTTCCTTAAGTTCGCCATGGGTCGCGTGAAGCTCATGGGTGCGAACAAGACGGTCGGCCCCGATGGCGGTGTGATTCTGCAGTCGCCCTTCCAAGCGCTCTATCACGACGCGGCGGCGGCGGCTGATGACGGCACCATCATCATCACTCGTAGCGCGTAAACCCACCACGGTGGCCCGGGGGAAACCCCGGGCTGCCCTACTTCATAGGAAAGCCACATGAAATTTGACCTGCCCCAGATCGACACCAAGTCCCTCGCCGACACCGGCGTACTGATGACCGTGAAGCAGTTCGACGGCGACGAGCCGTTGATTGCCAAGAACGGTGAGCCGGTGCGTATTCGGCTGCGCGGCCCAGACAGCGACGTCTACCGCGAGTTCTCCCGCAAGCAGATTCAGAAGCGGTTCGCTCGCGGCAACGACCCGAAGCGGATCAACGACCTCGATATGGAAGAGGTTGAGAAGGACTCGCTGGATATGCTCGCGGCAATGACCGTGGGCTGGGAGAACGTCCTCGACACCGACGGCACCGAGATTGCGTTCTCGACCGAGGTGGCGCGAGCGTTGTAC